CTCTACCACGGCATCAACAGCTACTCCTTTGCCAATAGGGAGTACGTGGAATATGGCGTAAACAAGCAGACCAACAAGGCGTTCTTCAATGTTTATGGCGATATGTATGTGGGCGACCGACCTACTAAGGAGAATGGCTATGAGGGTAGCAGCTACATCAAGTATGACAGCGCAGCCAAGCAGGTATCTGTTAAAGGCAAAATCTCAGCCAAATCCACAGTAGATGGCAAGGAACTGTCTCAATATATTAAGGAGAACTCAGCAAAGGGCTTGACCGAGGAGCAGGTGAACAATCTCATCAAGAACTCGCAGGTGATAACTGATTTGCAGAATCAGGTTGACGGAGCTATCGAGACGTGGTTTTACGATGGTGTGCCTACTTTGAAGAATGCCCCAGCCAGCAGTTGGGCGACAGACAAGGAAAAAGATACCCATTTGGGCGACCTTTATTATGACAACAAGACGGGCAAGGCATACCGCTTTGCCAAGGATGGCAACACCTATAAGTGGACTATCATTACAGATACCGACATCGCCAAAGCCCTATCCGATGCAAGCAAGGCTCAGGAGACGGCAGATGGCAAGATGAAGGTATTCAGCACACAACCTATTCCGCCCTATCAGGTGGGCGATATTTGGGTTAACGCTACCTATCCTACAGATGGCAGTACCTACAAGAATGAGGTATTGCGCTGCCAGACTGCAAAGGGTGCTGGTTCTCAGTTCGTAATCGGTGATTGGATTAAAGCCTCGAAATATACCGATGATACTGTTGCGAACGCAGCCAAGGCAGCGGCGGAGAAAGC